TACAAATGATGGATATTACAACAATAGCGTGTGTGTATATTGTAATCCCTCATATAGCCTTATATATTTTGGTTTCGGTCTGGATAGCAGATTTGATACTTTAGATAAGGTAAACGCATGGTTAACTGAAAATCCTGTAGACTTATGGTACGAACTTGCAACACCTATCGAAACAGACCTTACCGCAGAGGAAATCGCAGAGATTGAAAAACTGCATACTTTCTATCCTGTAACCAACATTTCCAATGATGCGGATTGTGGTATGTCGGTTACATATCTGTGTGATGCAAAGAATTACATTGACAACAAACTTGCATTGATTGAAAGAGCAATGGTGAACAACATTTAAGGAGAGTAAAACTAAATGTACAATATTATTAAGAGAGTAATAAGTTCAAAAAGATATGATTTATCCGACATCCTAAAGAAAATTGATACTTTATGGGTGCAGGGTAATATTTCAGACGAACAGAAAACGGAACTTGTCAGCATGGCAAGAGGAAATGCAAATGCGAATGACAGCATGGATTTGTATGCTATGTTTGAAGAATTAGAAGAAAGAGTTCGTGTTCTTGAAGAAAAAAACAATGCGAACAGTGGAAACAGTGCAGAGCCAGATGCACCAAAACCACACGTACACGAATACAAACCAAACAAAAAATACAGAAATGGTGACAGAGTATCTTTTGAAGGAAAAATATATATTTGTGTTGTACCGGATAAAGAAAAATGCGTATGGAGTCCCGCGGAATATCCTGATTATTGGGAACAGCTTCTTTAATGTGACCACAAAATAAAACAATACGAGGTATATAATATGCTTGACCCTAATTATATTTTGCATATTTCAGAAGGTGCAGAGGATATAGCTGAAAAACTGCATAACCAGATTATAAAGCGGATAGTCGAGCGTATTATGCTTCGTATTGGGCGCGGTGATGATTATATTCTGACATCGCAGGATAAATGGCAGATACAGACCTTACAGGATGCAGGATTTCTTCTGGAGGATATTCAGAAAGATATTGCACAGGCTACCAAACTGCAACAGACAGAGATTGCAGAGGCTATGGAAGATGCAGGAGTAAAGGCATTGTCTTATGATGACAGAATCTACCAAGAGGCAGGAATTACAACAGTACCGTTGACAGAATCACCGCAACTTATAAGGCTGATGCAACGTAATTATGACGCAACTATCGGAGAATGGACTAATTTTACCAGAACTACGGCGGATTCTGCACAAAGGTTATTTGTAAATGAATTAGATCGCGCGTATAACTTAGTTGCTACCGGTGCAATGTCATATACCCAAGCGGTTAAAGATGTTGTGAAGAATATAGTGTCAAATGGTGTTGTTGTGGATTACCCTACAGGACATTCAGACACAATAGAAACTGCAACACTCAGAGCGGTCCGTACTGGTATATCACAAGCAAGCGCACAAATACAAATAGCACGTATGGATGAATACGATGTTGATTTGGTAATTACTTCTTCTCATTTGGGAGCAAGACCATCGCACCAAGTATGGCAGGGAAAGATATTTAGCAGAAGCGGAAAAGGTAAATATCCCAACTTTGCAGAATCTACTGGTTATGGTTCTGTTAGTGGTTTATGCGGTGCGAACTGTAGGCATTCATTTAGTCCTTACTTTGAGGGAATGGATAACCCTTACGAGCAATACGATTCTGAGGAAAATAAAAAGCAATACGAGACAGAACAATATCAACGTACTTTAGAGCGCAGAATAAGGCACACAAAACGCGAGACGATGGGATTAAAAGAGGCTGTTGATAATTGTACCGATGCCAAGGCTAAGTTTGAATTAGAGTTAGAATACCAAAAGAAAGCATCTTTGCTTATGAAACAGAACACCGCTTACAATGAGTTTTGCGAGAGTAATAATTTAAAAAGACGTTCTGACAGAATAAGCATTGCACAGTGGGATAGAAAACAAGCTGCACAGGCAAGAGGTGCGGCAAAGAGGTATAAGAATTCGAAAAAATTAGATATATCTATTGAAAATAGGTTTAAAAGTGATAAAATAGAAATAAGGGAAAGTCCACCAAAAAGAATAGATAATCGTGTAAAGGTTACTCAAGAAAGAGTGGATTCTATCACAAGAGAAAAGTTACCTAATGTTAAGTTTTCTGCACCAATAGAGGTTAATAATTCCATTAAGGATTACGGACAGACAAAAATAATTGTTCCACCCTATGGAAGAAAAAAGGTTGTTAAAATTATTATTGGAAAGCAGGAAAATGATTCCGACATCGAATTGATTGATTCATTGATACATGAAGAATTGGAAGCACGAATAGCAATACGTTCTTATGACAGTAATTTTTATTCGAGATTGGATAAGGCTTCTGATAAAGAAAGGCATGAATACATAAATAAAGTTATCAAAAGATTTATGAAAGGCAGGTTTGAATGATGAACATTGATATGGAATGGGAAAAATTAAAAGAATCATTTTTTGAACAAGGCAATGTGCAAAATCCTACTTGCCCGGAATGCGGCGGAAGAGTTGTTTTTTCATGTGATGAAGAAAGCGGTAGTTATACAATGCAATGTGAAAAATGTTATACAATGATAAGAGGACATAGAGAAAAGGCATCCTAAACAGGGTGCTTTTTTATTGCTCAAAACGTGTACATAAAAATATCTGCGTAGTTGGTAAAATAATTATATATAGGTATGCGAAAGGAGATTGATTATGTTTCTGTTAAATCCTATCTTCTGTCATTTGATAGGAGATTATGTTTTACAAAGTAATTTTCTTGCAAAAACCAAAGAAGAAAATTTGTATCACTTATATGTACATTGCTTATTGTACACACTGTCATTTTACATATTGTACGGATTGGATTGGAGAATAGGATTTCTTTTTGGAAGTCATGTTCTAATTGATTCCTTAAAGGCAAAATGGAGAATTATTTCATACACACAAGACCAAATTCTGCATTATGTAATTGCAATATTACTTTATGGATTGGCGGTGTTTGTATGAGCAGTTGGCAACCATTAAACCTAAATCCTGCAAACCACCGTGTCGGCGATTGCACAGTGCGAGCAATTTCCAAAGCAACCGGGCAGGATTGGGAGACAACTTACGCAGGATTAACAGCTTACGGCTTTATGCTATGCGATATGCCTAACGCAAATTGGGTGTGGGGTGCATATCTGGAAGATAAAGGATTCCGACAGCACATTATAGACAAGCACGGCAAGCGGATATACACGGTAGAGGATTTCTGCCAAGATAATCCACAAGGCACATACATACTTGCTATTGACGGCCATGTAGTGTGTGTGCAGGATGGGAAATATTTTGACAGTTGGGATTCTGGTAGAGAAATACCGATATACTATTGGATGAAAGGGTAATTTACAAATGACATTAAATGATATTGCTTTATTTGTATCAAATAACAAGGGAAGTTTAAGCGTGATTATATTGCTTGCAATGACTTTTTTGGAAGTGTCAAAAATTAAGATAAATCCGTGGAGTTGGATAGGCAATTTGCTTAATGGTGGCATTATTGGGAAAATGGAAAATATTGAAAAAGATGTGTCGGAATTAAAAAAAGAAGTTGCTGAAAGTTCCGCAGTAACCTCAAGATATCGAATTCTTAGATTTGATGATGAAATTTTGCATAAAATCGACCACACAAAGGAACATTTCGACCAAATATTGCTTGACATTGATGTGTACGAGGATTTTTGTAAAGAGCATCCAGATTTTAAAAACAACCTTGCAGTAATGGCAATAAAGCATATCAAAGAAATATATGCAAAGTGTAGCAGAGAAAATTCGTTTTTGTAAAATGGGGAATGTATAATTGAAGATTTGTGATTTTACAAGGCGCGAGGTAGATTACTTCCGTCAAGAATGTAACTTCACAAATGATGAAATGACTCTTTTTGATATGAGAGCCGACAATATACCTTTGGAAGAATGTGCGGAACGTATGAACCTTAGTATATCCGCAATAAAGGCAAAAAGCCAGAAGATAAACAACAAAATAGAGCGTGTACTTTTGATAGACTTTTAATAGACTTTTTCTGTCTGTTGGGAGTCTATTTTTTGTGCCAAAATTTAAGTATGAAAGATATATTTAACCCTTATTTATCAAACGATGAAAAAGACATATTGTGTGAGATGCAGAGATTGGAGGAATTAGATGCAACCATATCCGACTATTCAGAACTATTCAAACTATCAGCCACTTCCACAGCCTTACCCGGACAGATTATCACAGTTGCAGAATCAGTATCAACAAGCGGTTAATGTTCCGCAGGTGCAAAGCGTTCCGCAACCACAAGTCAATCAAGGTTTATTGTGGGTATCTGGTGAAGTGGGTGCTAAATCTTATCTTGTAGCACCTAACAGCACAGTATTATTGATGGATTCAGACGCACAGCGTTTTTATTTGAAGTCGGCTGACAATGCAGGTATGCCTAGTTTGCGTATATTTGAGTATAACGAGGTTACAAATGTCCCACAGAACGCATTACAAGGCTTAAATACCGACTTAAAAGAGTTAGACAGTAAATATGTCAAGCGTGAAGAATACCGCGAGGAATACGAGGGTTTAAAAAGACAATATGAAAACATCATGGAACGACTCGACAGCATGGTTTCTAATACTGAATCGGCTGAACAGTCTACCAAACTTAAATCAAAACGAGGAGGAAACGGAAACAATGAGCAATCCGATATTTGATGCTATTGGTGGAAATATGCCGGG